TCTGGTTTTACTTTAAGAAACTCTTCTCTAAAATTAATTACAAACTTGTTTAATTCTTTTTCATCACTTGTCATTATGAGTTCAAGTGCATCTTTAATCTTTTGTCTACACATTGATGGTGTTGAAGACTTAACTGCTTCAATACCCATCATCTTTAATTTAGCTTGTTTGTATGAAACGCCTTCACTATCCCAAACATTAAGAATATATCTTTTCTTTGCAACCCAAATACCTTTGTCAGCAATCACTTCTCGTTTCATAAACATTTTGTTTGCGAAAGCATTAGTGTATGTTTTTAATTCATCATAACTTTTAGAGATGAAAGGTTCAATAGATTCTTTAGCAACCTTGTCTAGAAAGTTTATCGTCTTAGTCAATGCGTTATCATTCTTGATAGTTTTCTTTACAAGTTCTTCCATAGTCAAATAAACAGAGTCAGTATCAGATGCAATCACATAATCATTATCTGTTTTTAAAACTTTATTAAGATGATTGTTTAGTTTGTTTTCAATCCAACGAATAGATAACTGACCAGACTTTGTGATACCTTCTGCAATAGCTTTATCATAATAACGAAACCATTGATTACCGATAGCACCATAAGCAGAGTTGAGTGATATCTTTCTAGCCATCTGAATATTATTAAAACGACTTATTTGTTTTTTATACTTTTCATCTTTTGTGTTTTCAAATTCTTGTTGTGCTTGTAACATCTTCTTCTTGTAAATAACTCGTTCATTGTATAACTGTTCCATCATCGCAGGTAAGAACCCTTGTTTGTCTGTACGAAACAAAGCACCATTAGGTGTCATAGTTGTTCTTTCAGGGATGTTTAATTTAACACCCTTTAACATATCATCAACAGTAATATCTTGGTGTTTACTTTTTAATAATGTTTCTGGTGAAAGATTGTATTGCATAATTAAGTGAGGATACAGAGAGTTTAAATCAAAAGATACAACCCAATTATGTAAACCAGTAAGAGGTTCTTTTACATACGCACCTTCATATTGTTCATTCTTACTATGTCTAGACTTTTGTGGTATGACAATCTTTCTTTTTCTCAAGAAGTTGTATATCAAAATATCCCAATACTTAACTTGGCCAAAGACATCAGTATAATTAACTTTACCTTCATATGCCATAGTCAAAGCCAAATCAATAAGGCCCATTTTATCTTCTAACTTATCAACGATTTCTACATCTTGAATATTATAATCAATAAAAGATTGAAAGTCATTTTCATACCATTCTCTAAATGTTTCGTATGGGTTCTCGTCTTTTTTCTCACCAAGTTCTACTTGGGCAATATAATCAAGTTTGTATGATTCTTGTTTTGTATAAGTGAACTTTTGATAGAGTTGTAAATAATCATATTGAGATACACCCATAATATCATACATCAAATGATTTCTACCCATAGAATATATCTTACGCGAAGATACATTACCCCAAGGTGACAACTCTTTCATTTTACTTTCACCGCAGACTTGATTGATTCTGTTTGCAAGATAAGGTATATCAAAGAAATCAGTATTCCAACCTGTGACAACATCAGGATAATTCTTTGTCCAGAAAGACATAAACTCTAGAATTAAATCGTGTTCGTTAGGGCAACGAATATAAGTTACATCATCTCTAGTATTTTTATAAGGTTGAATACCCCATACAATAATTTTCTTAGATTGATGATTCTTAACTGTGATTGATAATAAAGGTTCTATTGCAGACTCAGGATTAGGAAAACCATTCTCACATTGAACCTCAATATCAATAGTAACGATTAATAGTTTCTCAATATTCCAGTTGACTTTTTGTGGGAAGGTATCTGATATGTAAGTATATGCAAATCTATCTAGGCCATGCACAAGATGAGGTTGACTTTCATATCTTAACAGAAAGTCTTTTGCATCTTTAATACAATCAAACTGATAGGGTGTAACATATTTGTTATCAAGTGTAGACCAGTCTGTCTGTTTCATTACAGGAACAAACAAAGTTGGTTTGTACTTAACACGAAAATTAACTCTCTGATTGTTATCTACACCACGAACTAAAAGATAGTTACCCCATTGTGTAACATTTGTATAAAAATCCATAAACTAATTATATCACATAAAAATTAAAAAATCAAGTCCAATATTCTCTATTTTTGAAATCTTGCAATATTTTTTCTGTAACACTTTCACCCTCAACTATTTTATCTATTGCACCAAAACCTGGCATACTATTTATTTCTATGAATATTGGTTCATCTTTTTCTCTATCTTTGCCAGGTATAAAATCAACACCAGTTAGTTTACCACCAACTAAATCTGAAGCTATCATACATTTTTGTTTTTCTAAATCTGTTAATTCTAAAAATTCTGTATCTGCTCCTAGTGATGCATTACTTCTAACATCACCTTTCATTTCCATTCTTTTCATAGCACCAAGTATTTTACCATTACATATTATTGCTCTGACATCAAACTCTTTTTCAACAAGTTCTTGTACCATTAAATCTATTTTAGGATTCAATAAACTTATCATTTGTACAAAAGAATGTAATGACCTTTCACTCTCTGCTACGACAACACCAACACCTGTCTGACTACCACTTGATGATTTTAGTATTACAGGATATTTTAATCCTAGTTCTTTGATTGCTCTTTTAGTATCATCAGAGTAACTAATCACTTCTTGTTTAGGTACTTTTAAATTATTAATTTTAAATAACTCGCCAGTAAAATATTTACTAGAACATATGTCCCAAGTCTTAACAGATGGTACTGCAACAAATCCTCTTTTTTCTAAGATTGATACAATATCAACCCATCTTCTATTACTGGTATAACCCATAGTACCAAGACCACGCGTAAATAATAGTGTGTTTTCAGGAGATATTTCTATGGGATTTTGATATTTTTTTGTGCCATCTTCTTCTGGTGTGACAGCATAACCATTTTCATCAAACTCAAAAGAGTTGAGAAATACTTTATTGTTTTTTTCTGTAAGATAAAGACCAGACCATTCAACATCAAATATTTTAATACCAACTTTTCTAGCAGAGTCTTTAAGTAATTTAAAGTCTGGTCTGCCTTCTTTACCGACATCTCTTACATTGTCAGCTGAATTGTTGAATACAATTAATTGATATGGTTTTTTATTCTCGTCTTCTTCAATAAATTGTCTTAACGGTTTCATTCAAATAATTTTTCTTGTTTGTTGTTTAAGAAATGTTTTTTAACAGCACTTAGTTTGTCTTCTGCATCAGCAAGTTTTTTAATCTCACTATCAACTGCTGATACGATATCAGGATGGTCACCTATACCGGCCGGATTTCTATCATAGATATCTAAGTTGGCTTTTGCTGCAGCTATTTCAGCTTCATATTTCTTTTCAAGTGCTTTCATTACTTTCATTTTCGTCCTTCTTTTTACCAATGTTATATTTTGGTTCTAAAACCCATTCACTTTTTTCTTTGAAAGCAATAATCTTTATTTGTGATAAAGGTGCTTTAAGCTCAGGGTCGTTTTCAAAGCCAACTAATCCCCAATCTTTTAAAAGACAAGCGATAGAGTTTCTTCTACCAATATCATTTTCTGTTATGTTGTGCTCTTTACCATCTAGAGCAAATAGTTCTTTGAAGTGAACTATATAATATTTACCTTGTTTGTGTAATATGTGACAAGATTGAAAAAGTTTCTTTTCTTTTCTGGAAGATACTCCAATTCTAGAAAGTGTTTCTCTTACTTTAAGAAAATCATCAGGTTCTTTTAGAGTAACTTCAAGCATCTTGTCAATGGACCATAAAGTTTCATTCATTTCATTCCGCCTTTATTTAATTTCATTTTGATGAATTCAATTTGTTCATCATTAAGTATGTCAAGAACCGATTTAGCTTTTGCATTATTATAACCATAATATTCTTTCACATACTCTAGGTTTTTTGATTTGCTAGGTTTAACCCAAGGAGCATATCTTTTCCTAGTTCTAATAGTATTTAGTAAAAAATCATATTGTAGTTTCTTGTCATTGGCTAAGGTTGAGCCGTGTTTATTCATTTCGTTTACTAATAAAACACAATCATTATGTGGTGCTAAACACTTATTGATAATGAATGATGAATACTTTTTTTCATACATTTCGTCATCGCCATCCATAAGATTTTGTTTATTGAAGTTAATAGAATTTAAATATTCTTTTAGTTCATAACTCATTTGAATTTACACTCAGCCATAAGTTGTGTTAGACAAGCAAGTAAATTAATTTCTTGGTCTGCCACAAATGCAGCTTTGTACTGATAGTCAGCAATCAACAATACTGCGGTTGCAATAGAACGACCATCTTCAAAATACACATAAAGATTATCATACATCTTTCTGAATATTCTAGCAGGGTCATTATCTAAATTATTGACAACCCATTTTCTCATACTTGTAAAATCTTTTTCTCTAAGAAAAGTTACTAAATCTCTCATATTCTTTTCTGAAAGATTTACAAGAATACCACTGTCTATTTTACCTGATGCAGAATATCTTTGTAATTCATTAAGACATCTTCTCCAATCTGGAAAGAACTTCATAATTAATTCTGCAACAACTCTTTCTTCAAAGTTTACATTCTCTGATTTAAGAACATTGTTTATACTTTGTAAAAACTGTTTAGCAAGAACTGGTTTTTCTGAATTAGGAATATTAAATTCAACGACACTACAACGACTATGTAAAGGTTCTATAATTCTATTCTTAAAATTACAAGTCAGAATAAATCCACAGTTCTTATGAAACTCTTCTATCATTCCACGAAGTGCAGGTTGTGTTGATTGAGCATTTAGATAATCTGCCTCATCAATAATGATAAACTTTCTTTTACCTTCTAACGACATTGTAGAAGCAAAGTTTTTCATCTTGTTACGAAGAACATCAATACCTGATTCTTCTGAACCATTGATAAGTATGTAATCATAACCTATCTCTTCTAACATAGCTTTTGCTACTGTTGTTTTACCAACACCAGGGCCACCAGTTAATAATAAATTAGGTATACCATTCTTTACAAACTCACTAAAAGTCTTTTTAAGATTTTCAGGCAATACGCAATCGTGTATAGTTTTAGGCCTATACTTCTCTACCCAAAGGAAAGTCTTTTCCATTTAACTCTCCTATGCGTTGTATGTAGATTCTGGTTCTAGTGCGATAAAATATGATACATCTAAATTCTTATGTGTAAAATAAGAAATACCTTTTGATGATACTTGTACTTTATAATCACCAGGTAATAGTTTTAGATTTTCTACTTTGAAATAAAATTCAAAGAATGCAGATGCACCACTACCGATTGTAATTGCAAAGTCATTAGATGCTTTGTTCTTTTTATCTTTTACTTTTAATTGTATTGTGCTATCTTTTTGACCAGTTAATACTAAATCAGTAACACCAAGTGTACCAGCAGCAGTAATTACTTTCTTTAAATTTTCTTCAGTAAATTCTACTTCTACATCAACTGATGGCATTTTGATTTCTTTATCAACTGTAACAATTACAGATGGGTCTGAATAGTGATATTTGCAACTAGAAGAATTATCTTCTTCTGCGATTGTCATATACTTATCTGAGAATGACAATATAGGTTCTTTGAATAAAGACATCGCTGCAAGATATTCGTTTAAGTTATAGATAGGTATCTCTTGAGAAAACTCATCTGGAACAGTTGCAGAAGCAACAATGTTCTTCATAGCAGAAACAGTTTTTAATTGATTACCTTGTTTGATTAAAATATTTTGATTTATTTGAGAATAGTTTTTAAGTATCTCTTTTGTTTGATTGCTCAATTTCATTTTTGTTCATCTCCAAATCATTATTATGTATAGCAATTATTGCATAATGAATTATCTTCATTAAGTCTACTCTATTCTTACCGGCCTTTCTACCATAACGCTGGGCATATTTCATAATGTTACCAATACAAAAACCCTCACCGTGGCCAGAGTCTATAATAAACTCAGTAGATTGAAATTTGTTTCTACTGTAATGTTCACCATATGTTTGGTCAATGTAAGTTTTCAATTCGTTAAGTATTTTGCCTTCAGAATATTTGTAGTTCATAAGTCCATTATAAAGTAAAGGTGGGGCTTTGTCAACCCCACCGATAAATTTATTTTACTTGTATCGTTTGAGGTTTTTTGTGGTCGGGTACAATTCGCTCTAACGCAATGTATAACATTCCGTTTTCCATCTTTGCACCTTTCACTTTCATCTCATCTGATAAAGTAAAACTTCTTTTGAAACCTCTATGAGAAATACCCTTATGTATCATAGTTGTATTCTCATCTATTTCTTCTTCTAATTTTTTAGAAGAAACAGTTAAGGTTCCTTCCTTTAGTTCAATATCAATGTCTTTTTTGGAATAACCAGCCAAGGCCATCTCAATTTGATAGTTGTAGTCATCATTTTTGACTATGTTATATGGTGGGAATCCACCA